CTCAACCGGACCCCCGAGTTACAAACTCGGATTAGTAGGGGAAAGTTGTTCCTCATAGAACAACTCGACACTGCTAAATGTACTGTTTGCACGTCTCCGCCGGCAGAACACTCTCGTATCTACCGGAGGGAATGAGATGGTTTCTTCCATCCCATTGTCTAAAACGCGCATCCAATTATCACAATGCCAACTCAGATACAGACCCTTGCTATCCACACTCTTAGACCTGGAAGTACGAACTAACTTCCATGAGCCTAGAGGTGGGGAAACAAGGCGAGTATCCAAATCGTAATCGTGACCACCCCAAAACATCTTCGGAACATAATCCGCGAGCGATCTCCATAAAGGATACGCTTCTGGGTGTTCATACCTCCTTGCTGGATCTGCGAAGATCCAGCGTCTAAACTGATTACAGACCCGAATAAGGTCCGTCAGTCTAGTTGGAGGTATGCGAAGGTAGAAGGGTGTGACGTCTTCGCCAGCAAAGAAGTGCCCGCCGCAGCTCTCTCGAAAGAGGCCTTGGCCGAACGACTTCTTTACATTAGGTAGAAAGCCAAATTTGGCTAATACCCAAAGGTAAGTATCATAATCCTCAGACGGAACTATGATATCATCACCATAGACGGAGACGACTCCTCGAACTCCTCGGAAATATGAGGTAGACTTCATTAGAGCCCAAAAGATCAAACTTTCAAGCTCGAATGTGAAGCCATTCCCCATGGAGGAGAACATAGAGGTTCTGACTGTTTCTTCCTCTACTGTAACGTGCTGAGATCTGATATCATTGAGATACAGAAACCAGTTACGCGGCAGTAGCGCTTTGACAACAGAGGTATTGACTGTATCAGACGCACTTGATAGATCAATAGTAGCAAGAGAACCCGTAAGGGAACCTTCGCAAGCTAATGACCTATTGATTGTCTGATCATTCAAATTCTGTCCAACGCGAAGAAGTCGGCGACGAATATGTCGACCAACTCCCTTTTGGAGAAACATATTGATGTCAGGCTCTTTACAAGCACATCGATCAATGTCAGCGTTCTTTGGGACAGTAAACAATATGGCTCCTTCAACCTCCCTAAGGTGGAGGAAGCAACCATACTGCCTCAGCAACGGAGCGACATGACGTATTAGGTCGATGAAGGGCATTGCTGACTCAGTTATGTCGGCCATTCCCACGAACTTACCAGATTTCTCACTGGTAGACCGTGTGCGACTTGTACTAGCGCCTCCCGAAAAGTTCCCGATGACCAAATGGTCCTCGAGTTCTCCCAGGAGGTCAGCAATAAGTCGTCTCGCAAACTTGATGAAAACATGATAGGTGACTCTAGGTAAAATATTAAACCCATCGTCAATCTTCTCAAATTGCTTCGAGAAGATCCTATTATGGTCTTCAGTAGCTTTCCATTTTAGGATTGCCGCTGTCCGTCGCTTTTCGGCAGAACCAGGTTCACTGTCATTTAATTTTGACAGGAACTCGTCTTGCAGATATTTGACGGCAAAAGACTCACCAAGGATAGAGCTCGGCAACTGCCGAATAAGCTCTCTAGCCGCGCTAGGTAGTTCCGTATTCTGATTTTTCAGTTTAATACGGTTCTTTCTAGACTTCCCGTTCTTTCGTATGCTACGCATATCGATAACCTCCTAATGGATGGCGAACGCTACGTTAAACCGAAGCCTAAATTAATAGACGTCGGACAAGTTAACGATCGCGTCGTTAATCTGCGTTTGAGCAGTGGCGAGACTGTTTACCAAAAGGCCGACAGCATCAGCACGCTCTTGCGCAGACGACAACGCGTCGAAATTACTTGAAAATTCAACGTAGGCAGTCCGCACAACCACCGGAGAGGAGACCCCATTAATAGTTTGGGTCTGAACCACGGGAATGGCTAAGCGAATGGCACCCCTGTACCTATCACCCGACTTTCGGAGTGACAAGGAGTACTTTGCGTTGCCGGCGGGGACTGACGTCTTCTCCGACCACAAATGTACTCCGTTCTTGTCATCTCCGTCTGGGGTGTAGGTATGAGCTACTGGGGTACCAGCACGGTCATTAATTACCAAGTTTCCGCGAGCGGACATGGTATTCCTCACTTTCTTATAGTGTAGGGATGTCAGTAATCTGACGTAAGGTTCATTCCTTACTTCTTCAGGTTAACAATGGCCAAAGCTATTGCTTTAAGCCAATGGTCACCCGCCAGAGGATCCAGGTTGAGGTACGGCGTTGGAAAGGGCCATGTCGTGTGTATTACACGATCATAACCCTCATCAATCACCGTAAATGGAACTGGCACGTCACTTGTGTACGTGCCTTCCGGAACTCCCGCATGGAAGCTCCCCTCATAGACGCGACTCATTCGAGTTGCAGTCGAACCTGAAATGAAGTTTAAACCCACTGGTGCCGTTAAGGCAGAAAGCACGGGGCCGATTGGAATCAACCAATCGACAACAAAACTCCAAGGAGTTATTTCCCATGCAAACGACAGCGGGTTTAAAAGCCCCAACTGGTTCAACATACGAAACGCGATAAGATCCGGGTTAACACGACCGTAAAGGTCGCATCTACTCGTATACTTATCGTAGCAGGTGTATGAAAACCCACCACTTGTACTCGTACGTCGACCCGAACCCTGATAAGTAGTATCTTGTGTCATCTGTCCGTGACCATGAATGATCACAGGCTCAATGCCACTCGAATACTTCTTCAGGAGTTGGTATACATTGTACACGTCGGAAACCAAAGGCTTCCATCCATATACA